ATGTCTCAAGTAAAATTATATGTATACGCCGGTGGTCGCGCGAGCTTCGTTGCGACAGGCGTCTCGATACCTGCACAGTGGTGGAGTGCGGATGCTCAGGCAGTGTCGGCACGTGCTATTGGCGCTGAGGCGCTAAATGCGCAGCTGCGCGATGTGCTGGATATAGCGCGGTCGGTGTACGCGCACAGGGATTTCGCGACGTCTACGGCGGCGGCCGAAGCGCTTCGGCGTGCGTTATCGTCAGGCGTACGTCAGCGTTGTATTGCGGATGTGATCATGGAGTATGGCGATAGTCGTATGGCCTCGAAGACACGTCAGATGTATGCGCACACATTGGCTAAGTTAAGGGAGTATGACCCGGACTTCGATGGTATATGCTTTGGGGATATTACTCGAGGCTGGCTTGAGCGTTTCGATGGTTGGCTGTCGCGGACGTGCAACCCAAATTCGCGCAGTGTGCATTTGCGTAATTTGCGTGCGGTGTTTAATTATGCGATGGATGAAGGGCTGACCGATGTCTATCCATTTCGCAAATTTCGGCTTCCGCGCGAGGTGACGCGCAAGCGGTCGCTATCGGTGGAGCTGCTGCGGGAACTGATCGCTCGCCAGATAAAGGGCTGGCAGGCGCAGTATAGAGATATGTGGCTGTTGTCTTTCATGCTGTGCGGTATCAATATGGTTGACCTATGCAATCTGCACGAGATGACAGTGGAAGGGCGCGTGGAGTATTACCGTGCGAAGACGCATCGGCCGTACAGTATCAAGGTCGAGCCGGAGGCTGCGGCTATCATCGAGCGTTATCGAGGTAAGGACTATCTTATAAACATACTGGACACTCGTAAGTGGTATGCGGAGTGGCTGAAGCGTTGCAATGTGTCGCTGCGGTCGATGATACCGGGTCTGACGACTTACTGGGCGCGGCACACGTGGGCGACAATCGCGGCGTCTCTGGATATTCCGCGTGACACCATTGCGCACGCGCTGGGACATGGTGGCAATACTGTGACGGATATATACATAGATTTCGACCAATCGAAAGTGGACGATGCAAATCGGCGAGTGCTCGACTGGGTGCTGTATGGTCGGCGGTGACCATTTTCCCGGCATCGGGAAAATGACAGGCGTCCGCTGTAGCCGTGAGACTATGGCGGACGCCTGCCGAACGCGTAAATGTGTTTACTTATTTATGTACTGCTTCAATCTTCAAGCCGAGTACTTCGCAAAGTTTCGCAACGGTGTCGAGAGTGACATTCATACGCCCGCCCTCGATGCGCGAGATATGACCATTGTCGATGCCTGTGAGAGCTTCGAGTTCGCGGAGAGACAGGCCTGCGGCATTGCGAGCTTGAGCGATGGCCAGGCCTACGGCCTTGCGAGTGACGCGCCCGATGGCGGTCGTCCATTCCGAGCGGTCAGACTTGCGCGTATAGGTCTCAGACTTGAGGACCTTGCCGGCAGCATCGGTCAGCGTCATAGACGCGCCTTTGCCCTCCTTGATTTCGGCATCGGTAAAGGGGTGAGCCCCGATGCGGTAGTCCTCATTATAGTAATCTGTGCCCCACTCCTCGTCAGCGCCAAGCACGAACTCCTTCGTGTATACATTGGCGGTTTTTTCCGCTTCCGAAAGCAGTGCACCGGCATCCAGTTCGCCATCGATATCCTCGGGGTCGTAGTCGCAACGGGCGACCGATACCCACACCTTGAGAATATCATCGGCATCACCATTAACGATGCAGTCGCAGCAGTTGTTGATGTCGTAAGCCTCAAGTGCAGCCAGCGCTTCGGCTTCGGTCTCGTAGACTTCGGCCGGGTAATTGATTTCGTAATACTGGTCGTTGTAGGCGGTAGCATCAATGTCGATAACGTATGCAGTTTTCATAATTTTTTTGCCGTTTTTTCACCGGTGGCGCCCCGGCTCTATTGGTTATTGTTTACGATGCAAAGGTACACATTATTTTTATTGCTGCAATATATTACAGCGATTATTTTATCACTTTAACGTTATTTAACTTCTGCGGCGAATGCGGCGGTAGAGCCAGACGGCTGCGATGGCTGCGGCGGCTGCGAGTAATGCGGCGGCGATTTTGCCGAGACCTATCCAACGACGCTGTGCGGCGGTCAGCTCTCGCGGTACGGAGACGCTGACACGCAGGGTGTCGGTGGTGGCGCGGATGATGGTGTCGGTGGCATGGATGGTGCGCGTGCGCCAGTGTGTGCGGTCGATGCGGATGGTGTCGGCGGCGCGGTCGATGGTGACAGTATCAGATGTGCGCAGGGTGTCGCGTATGACGCGTGTATCGGCGCGATATTCGGTGCGCACGGTCTCGGTGGGCAGATATACCGTACGCGTGCACGCGCACGCACAGACGCACGCGCACACGCATAATAGGATATGTTTCGGTTGCATAATCATCAGCGCTTGATGGCGAACGCCTGACGGCGATGTCGCGGTCCGTATGAGACGTGGATCCACTGCATACCGTATTCATCGATGAGCTGGTCGAAGGGCAGGCGCATTGTGCGGATGAGGCTGTAGAGTTGGCGGTTGTCTTCGGGGCTCCCTACGGTAATGTCGGCGGCTTGGCCGAGCATGTGCTGGCTGTTGTAAGCACCGCCTACGGCGTCATTGAGGCGCCTACAGCGGTAGCCACTCGTGACGTATATAGGCCGTCCGTATCGGGCGCGCAGGGGGTCGAGTATGTTGTTGACCAGCAGTTCGAGACAACGTATTTGGTCTCTGTTGGGTGTGTTGTCGATATGTAGCCGTGCAGCGGTGTCGCTGCGCGTGAGCTCTTGGATGGTGAAATATTTCATTTTGTGGTATCGTTTTGATTATCAGTATTTAAGTCGCCAAGGTCAATGTCGAAGTGTCGGCTTGTCTTGTCCACGAGTATTTTCTGTGCGACCTTTGCCCAACGGGCGCCGTTGCACGAGCTCTCGTTTTCGAGGATTGACCAAATCTGCCAGAAGCATATCGCACCTGCGGCTACCTTTGTCAAGTCTATCGGTATACCGTCTGTAATATGCCGCGAAATAAGATAGGCCATGATAATAAGCGCGTAGCTCTTGATGAGCGTCAGCAGCACATGCCCGAAGTGGTGGCTCTGGAACTTGTGGCCATCCTTTGTCACCTTATCCGGATGCGCCTTTGCGGCACGACGGCTCAGGCTCCACGCCGTGTAACAATCGGCAAAAATCACGAGTGTGCAAATGAGCAGATACGGAAGTGTCGGTTCGAGGATGGCGAGCGCTGCGCCTATACCGGAAAAGACACAGCGAAGGATATGTGTAACGGTCATGGTTTCGTCTGTTGTATCGCGTTAGTAAACACTTCGATGGTGCCGAGGATGGCAGCTCGGTCGGTGGTGGTGTTGTAGTAAATTGATAGCGATGCGCCGAAGCCATCGAATGTGGCCACGGGCATTTCGCAGTCGGCAGTGGAGACGTTGCCACCGGCCAGCACGATCAGTGCGCCGACAGCGTCATAGGTAGCATCGGCTGTGACGGTGTATTGTCCGATAGTGCGCACGATGCGGTACGATGTGGTAAGGATGGTTTGTGTCATAATATTTTGGTGTTTTGGTGTGTCATTGGACCTTAAAGCGGATGTCCACGGGCTTGGCCGTGAGTGTGGAGCCGTCTCCGAAGCGTAGGCGGAAGGCGGCGGCGCACGTAGCGGATGTGTCGGTGACAGGGCCGACTGATCCGTCAGGAGTGGTGCCCATGAGGTAGCCGAGCGACAGCGCGATTGTCTTGCGGCTTCCTGCCGGGATAGTGATGCCGGCGGATGGCTTAGGCGTCAGCGTGCCATCCGCAGCCACGGAGTAGAGCGTGGCTGCTCCCGGGGCATCGTATGCGCCTCCCAGCGTGGCCGAGGCTATGGCCGTGAGCGCATTGACAATATAGTCGGTATTCGATTGCGTACTATCCAGCACCACGCGCAACCAAAGTGTCCCGGCTGCCAGCGCATATCGGGTAGGCACGGTGCCTACCTCGACAATGCCTGTGTACTTCGTCGGACTTGCCCATGTGGTGGGTACGGCAGTGCCGGTGGCCAGCCCGGTAATGGTGGCCGTGAGCGAAATGACTGCCTCGGCATATACCAGCTGTCCGTAGGTATCGCCTTGGCAGGGTATCGCGGCGAAGGTCGGTGTGCCCTCGGGTATAGCTGTCGCAGAAGTGTGCTTGATTGTACAGGCACATTTCAGATAGGTGTATTTCTTGTTCTTTGTGAGCGCTATGCCACCTGTACCGAAGGTAAGTGTCAGATCTGACGCGGCGGCGCTTATGGTCTTATCTGCGGTGACGTACGCATACAGGGCGCCTGTATTGTCGAATATGCACACGCAGGGATAGCAGTCGCGCCATGTCGCGCATTGACGCCACGACAATGCGCCGGTGGTGTCGTCTCCCTGTATGGTGTCGAACGCGCCGAAAGTGAAACGCACGCTGCGGCTGAGGTCATCAAAGGTGATGTCACCTTCAAGTTGCGCATTCGTCCACGCGCCGGCGCGGTGGACATATCCGCGAAAGTCGCCCAGTCGCCAAGGCTGATTAGGATATGCCCCGGTCGGCGGCGTGTAGGTCCACTTTGTGCCTTTTTTCAAAGCGGCAAGAAGACTCTCGGCGGAGTAGTACGGTGTCAGCGCAACGTTACCGAACACCATGCCGGCATCGGCGGCGAGCACTTCGGCATCGGTCAGATCGGCGATTTTGGAATGCGCTATAGGTTTGCGCACACTCCATTTATTGATTTTCGAGGATGTGCATAGCGCCTTGAGACTGCGCGTGTTTTCGCCTAATAGTGTGGCGACTTGAGAAATCGTAATCATATCTTATTCGGCTTGTGTGTCGAAGGCAGTTACGTCTCCGGCGGTTACTATCGGTTTATTCGCGACGATGACACCGCGTGCAGCGTCGTATCGTAGCCATACGTTTTTGTTGTGGGTCAAATAAATTTTTTCGCCCTCTCGTAGGATTAGGCCCTCATTAAAACGCGCCTGCGCCTTCAGCAGCAGCAGGTTCATCTCGGCTGTATACTGTGCTACATGCGTCTTGGTATCGCCGTCCTCGACCCACCAGTAAGTATTGCCGTCCTTGAAAGTGGACTGTCCCCACGCCTTAGTCCCGGCCTTGTATAGCGTTCCGGCCGAAGTCGTGCAGACTATTTGTAGGTCTACTGACGTCCCCCACAAGCCTGCTCCGTTGTTCGCGCCTGTGAGGGTGAGGCTGCCATCGACATTACCGCTGCCATCGAAGTCTTGGCCATAGATTTTGCGTTTGGAAGCCAACGCCGTGGCCTTGTTGGCGGATGTTGCGCTGTCGGCGGCCGTGGCGTGGTCGGCGTTGGCGGCGTGGTCGGCATTGGTAGCGTGGTCTGCCTCGGCGGCGGTAGTGGCACGAGTGGCGCTGTCTGCATTGGTGGCTTTATCGGCGGCCGTGGCGTGGTCGGCCTCGGCGGCTGTAGTGGCACGAGTGGCGTGGTCGGCATTGGTGGCGTGGTCTGCTTTGGTGGCCAGCGGCACCGGGTGTGTGGTCAGGTCGATGGCTTGTATCGGGTATGTGCCATCGAGCGCGCCGAGCGTCAGCCCATACGTCACGCTGTCGGCCTCTGCCAACTCCGGCATCTTCTTGAGGTAGTTTGATAATTCCGTCCTTACCCATGCTGTGGATGCCAGCGCTGCGAGAGAGCCTGTCAGTGATGCAATGGCATCGGCGTTGGCTTTCGTGCGCGTGTTCAGGTCGATGCCAAGCAACGCCGAGAGTACGTACCCGGCTTTGGTGCTATCGTAGTCCGCCCATGCGTCCAGACGGTTGTAGTCGCTGCCACCGCCGCTCGAGCCTCCGCCGGGGACTTCTCCCCCGTTGAACGCTGCAACGTCTCCGCGCGATGCCATCGGGACGTTGCACATCAGACAGCCGGTGTCGGGGTTGTACTCGATGTAAGCACTGCCGTCGGCGCTGAGGTTGATACGCCGTGTGGCGGCGCCGCCGTCCTCTGTGGCCGCAATATCATCCCCTAAAGTCTCGAGAAATCTCTGATTGGGGTGGCTGTGGTCGGCGCCCGAGCCGCTGACGACGGCTGATGAACGGCCTACTGCCGCCGTGACACCGCGCAGACGTGCTGCACGCGGCTGTGCGGTCTGCGTAAAAGTCTTAACTGTATAGGTCTTTTTTGCCATATGTATATATTATTCGGGGTCTGTGTATTCGATAAAAGTATAGTCTTCGGGCTGCACCTCCACAAGTCTGACGTCCGAAGTGTCGGCTCGCAGATCCTGCACCTCCGACATCGGCATGAAGGCGCGTCCGGGGCTATTGGCGTCTGTCAGCACACCGAAAAACGGCAGCAGCCTTGACTGTCCAGTCAGCACCAGCGATGGCGTTGCGTGCTGCGAAAATACGGTGCCGCACAGCAATTCTTGGAGTGTACCGCTGTGGCCGTTGCGAGTGAATATGCCCGACGCCGCGCCGCGCAGGCCTCCGCGCGCCAGTACGCTCTTGGCGGCACTGCCGACGGTCAGGTCTATCGAGGTGTCGTCAGCGGCATTTTTATCGAGCCATGCGGCGGTGACGATGTCGCCGGTGACATCATCGCCGAGTTCTTTTCCGTTGAGTTGCACTGCGACTATCCTCGGGTCTTTGTAGGCCAGCCAGCGAGCTATACATCCGCGGTTGTCACCGTTCTGTCTGCCTGTCTCCGGCACAGTGTCTGTATTGGCGAACACGCCGCCGCCGACAGTCAGGCGCAGTGTGCCCGAATATGCGTCCGGCCACTTTACAAGCACACCGTCTCCGCGCTTCTGGTAGTTGGCGGGCAGGTCTTTTTTGTAGCACCCGATGGTGGTCTTATTGGTAGCCCATCCACCCATGCCGGTCTTGCTTTTTCGGTCGGTCCAGTCGTAGTAGCTCAGACGAAAATCGCCCCATGCCGCAGCCCCGGGCTGCCAGCCCGAGCCGGATGGCTTGTAGTCCTCGGCACCGACAGTCTCCATGTAATGCGCGACTACCGCGCCACTGTCGTTCAGCAGCTCGAGCTTCACAGGTATATATGCGAAGTTGAGCCAGCGCTCGAACCGTCCCCAGTTGCCTTCCTCGTTTTCGAGCGCAGCCCCCTCGAAGGGGTTGTACCGCACGTCGAACATGACATCCAGCGTCAGTTTGAGTGCGTTATGCGGCTGTGTCTGTGCATCTATACGCACCCCTGTAACGGTGAACAGCGTATGCGGCTGCTTGGCCACGGCATCCCATTGTTGGAAAGACATGCCATCCCATAGGTCGGACATATAATTGCTGTTCGAAGCGTCCGTGTTGGACCGCGCTCCGGCCAGTATCCCCTTGCAGTCGCTACCGCTATAGATACTCTTGATGCGCATCCATCGGCATGAAGGCTCTATGAGCTTTATTGGCAGCTTGGCCACGGCGCCATCTGTGATGCCTAAGGTGTTCGGCTGTCCGGTCTGCGTCCCGTCCGTGCCGATGTACAACTTGAAGCCGTCCAAAAAACTCTTCTTCGTATTGTCGGCACCGCGCTTATCGTTGCCCGTCATGTACAGTATACCGCCGCTATCGCTGGGTAGTATATCGGTGTCGATGGTCCCGTCTAACAGATTGGTCTCGACATACTGCGACAGCGTCACCGTGACCTTATTGTAGACCTTGCCCATGCCCAGTGTCTGGTCGTCGGCATCCCAGTATACATCGGCATTGCCTTCGAGGATGTCGTTGGCATACTCGTTCCGCATCTGACTGTAGTCGTATATATGGAAGTCACCGCCGCGTTGTATCAAGCGCATCGCAAAAGGCTGTAAGACCGCCTTGAGAACTTCAAGGCACGTCTGCGGCTCACCGTCCTCATCATAGAAATTGGCACAATCAACGCTCAGCGCGGTCAGGTCGATGTACTGGCCTCCGTACATCGTCGAGATATGCGTAACGCATTGCTTTGATTGGTCGAAACGCAGGTGCAGACTATCTATGCACGTCTCTATGATTTTTTGCAGGGATAAGTAGCCGGTCGGTGCATTCCACTTTACGCGGTCGAGCGCTGCAAAGTCACTGAAAGTCAGCGATACTTCATATCCGCTCAGCGTGCTGTACGGCTCCTCGTACTGCTCGGTGTCGAGTATGCCTGTCCAGTAGCGCTTGCCGTTGTAGTAGACGTTGCAGCGCACCGCGCCTACCTTGGTGGTGTACAGCGGCAGGAATTGTCTGTCGCTCTCGCTTATGAGGTGGAGCGTCAGCGCCGCACCGCATACCGGCTCTATCGGCTCGGTCTCCTTCCATTCGAGCTCGGCGGCAGGGTCAGCCGCAAAGGTCAGTGTGCCACCCTCGGCAGGCACGCCCTCGCCGATAATCTCTATCTTCCAGCGCGTCCCGTGTATGCCGAGAAACTCGCCCGTATATGTATTCTGTGCCATTCTATATTCGGCTATTGTGGTTATCTACTTTATTGAGGATGCCGCGGAGTGTTCTGCCCTCGATCTTGAACTCGACTTCGCCACCGAGGCTTCCCTGCGGTTGTATGAGTGTGCGCAGGCGGTCGAGCGGCGCTACCACTTCGGGATTGGTTGACGCGTTGGCGTACTCGCCGAACATACCAACCGTGGGGCCGTAGGCGATACCGCCTTGGGCGTACTTCGGCAGGCTGAACATCGTGGCCAGCATCGTAGCAACGGCTGCAGCGCCCAGCCCGACGCCGACCCATGGTATCCACGCGTGCGCCTTGAACAGCTTGGCAGCTGCCGCTGTGGTGTCGGCGGTAGCCTCGGCTTCGGATGACGCTATATTCGTGGCGGCGGCGGTGGCATTGGCTGCGGCTTCGGAGGTGACGGCGGCGGCATTGGCTGCCGACGTAGCCTGCTTATTGGCCGAGGCGGCGGAGTTGACCATATCGACCATCTGTATTATCTGCGCAACTGCCTGATACATCTGCATCGCACCATCGATGACGGCGCTGACGCGTTCCCACGCCGTAGCGTCTTCACTCGTTGCCTTGGTCACGGACTGGATACCGCCCTGCAGCCCCTTGGTAGCATCCCACATTCCGCTGAAAACTTCCATGCCCGAGAGCGAGGCGGCACGCATCTGCTGCAACCGCGCAATGGTCTCGTCTATGTTTTTTAGGTCGGCAGCGCTGACACCGAGCATATACTTCATTTTCTCCAGTTCCCTTATCTGCTTCGTAATACCCTCGAAGCCCATACCCTTCACCTCTACCTTCCACAGCTTGGGCGGAAGCGCGTATATCCTGTCGAGGTTGGCGCGTATCTCATCGAGCGTACTGCGCCAACGCGGTGTGTCGGCCTTGACGGTCTCGGTCGTGCCGGTCCATGACTTTTTCAGCGCCTCGATTTTGTCGATAATGCCTTGCAGTCGCTGACGCTCTGCATCGTCGGTGGCGGCATCATAGGCATTGCGGTAGTGCGTCAGTGCCTCGTTGGCCTGATCGACACTGCGGATGTCGGCAATGTCCTTAGGCGGCTCGTAGGCCTTGGCCGTGGATGAGGCCGCATCCCACGCCTTGCGCATATCTTCGAGGGTGTCGATACTCTGCTGTGCTTTCAGTCGGTCGGCGTCCGTGGTGGCGGCATCCTTGACCTTGTTGTAGTACTGCACGGCCTTACTCAACTCCTCGTAGCTCTGTATTTCGTTCAGATTGGCGGGCGGCGTGTACGGCTTCTCGGGCTTGGCCGGCGTGGGCTTGGCCGGCGTATAGCCGCCTGCGCCGCGCTCGATAACCGGGTCTACCTTGATGTTGGATAAACGATCGATCAGATACTTGTTCGCCCTGTCTAAATCTGCTACATCTCGCTGTAGGTTTAATCTGAGATTCTTATTCGCGCGTATTTGGTCCAGTGACGCTGTCTGCCCGTTTATCGTGATAGTCGGGTGCTCTTTCAAGTATTGCGCGTAAGCCCTTTTTCTCCCCTCCTTGATGTCAGTGTTCGAGTATGGCATCGCGTAATCGCTTCTGTCTTTATTATATTCGTGCATCTCGCGCTCGCGTCGATCCGCAGCGATCTGAGCCTCTTCTAATCTCTTTTTATAAGCGGCCTGCCATTCGGGTGTGTCCGTCCATTCATAATCCTTTCCCTTCAACTCTTTGTCGATTATCTCGGCATAGTTATCCTCGAGTTTTTTCTGTATTGCTCGTGCCTCAGCTGCCTGCAGTATGGCTGTACATAGCTTTTTATACTGCGCTGCGGCCTTGCCCGTCATGATAGCTTCTTCGGACAATTGCCCCAGATATGTAGGGTAATCGTTGATGAGCTGCCGGGCGGCGGCGTGACGCTCTTTGTACGTCCCTGCAAGGTCGGTGGCCTTTTTGTACAGCTGCTCGACGGCGGACAGCTCCTTGGCTGCATACTCGCCCGTGGCCTGCCCGACATCCGTCAGCGACCGCTTCCATTGCTCGTACTCTTTGCGCACTCGCGCCGCTTCCTCCGCGGCCTCGCGCTGCTTCTCGGCCGCTTCGTCAGCCTTGCCCGTCAGCGCCGAGAATGCCGCGGAGATACCCCACAGCACCAGCCCAACGCCCGAGGCTGCAAGGACGCCGCGCAGTGCAACGCCAACGGCATGGACACCGCGTGATGCCGTATTTGCCCCGATGGCGAAAATCTTAAACGCATTGCCCAGCCACTTTACACGTGTCGCTGCTTGGACGCCTTTAAGTATAAATTTGTCAAGTACCATATAGGCAGAACCGATTTTGCTCGAAAATGCAACAACGGCATTGCGCACGTTCATAAAGCCCATGGCCATATTCGCTATCGATGCCCCGACATTGAGGTACGGCGCTACACTCGACACCAGCGACCCTATCTTCGCTTTGAGCGCGCCCATCGAGTTTGCCAACTGCTTCTGTTTGCCGGCGTCAGTCTTGGCCAGCGCCGCGTTCATTTCGCCGACGTTGTCGGTGATGATCTGCGCCAGCATCGCCGCACGCTCCTGCTCGTTGCCGTTCTTGATGGCCGCCTCCTGCGCTTCGGTAAAGGTGATGCCCACGCGCCGCAGCGCCGAGGTCATACCCATCATAGCCTTACCCATGAGGTTGGCCACATTGACCGCGTCCCCGGCTTCAGCGCTAAAACCGCGCTGCTGCGCTACAAGGTTATTCATCGCCGGGATAAGTACCTCCAGCGACGATTTTTGATACAGGAACGTGGCCAACTGTTGCGCCCCTGCACGCTGCACCCCTGCCGAAATAATACCGAGGTCGGCCTGTGCGCTCGTCAGCTTCTTAATAGACGCTATTTCGGCATCCGTGGACTTCATGCGCTGTCGCATAATGACCTCCAATCGCGTAGCGTTCAGCTCGGCATTGGAGTACGCCGATGCCATCGACTGCACCACATCATTCATTTTGGTTATAGTATTGATAGTGGCTTCAAACGCTGCCGCAGTCTGAGCCCACTTGGACTTTGCCCCCTCGAGTGACTGCTGCACGTTCTTAGTCACATTCTGCATCTCTTGCATGCCATAGATAGCCGACTTAATACCGCTACCATTAAATACCGTGCTTAGGCTTATCGTTATATTTTTTGCCATAATAATATTGGTCTATACGTCGTATTTGTTGGTCAAAACTTCTTATTTGTGCATATATGCGTCACTTTGTCGCGTTTTGTTTCGTATATTTGCAGTGAACTCATAACTAACTCACTATGGTATTACTCGAAAGTATGGGACTTGTTGACGGCTTCTTTTGGGCCATAGGTCGTTTTTTTAACGCCGCTATTGAGCACCCTTTTATCGCTATAGGCTTAGTAGTGTTCATAATACTCTGCCGTGTACTTGATATAACTCCGGAACCAAAAAAATTCGATCCCGGGGACGGCACACGTCCGCCCTCGATTAATCTTTAACCAACTTACTCTTACTCCCCATATAGGGCATTCCGTATCTCATTTCCTAATACCTAAATTCTAAAACCTAACTTCTACTCATCAGCTCCTCCACTCGCTCGCGTGTCGACGGCGTGTACTCGCGCTTGGGCGCGGTGCGCTCCGGGGCGTCTATCTCCTCCAGCGGTATAAGCATCTTCGGCGTTACGCGCTTGGAAGTGTGCGGCTGTATCAGTATCGCACACGCCGTGCGCAGGCGGTTCCACCGCTCCAAATCCTCCGAGTGTCGGCGCTTCGCATCCTCCTCCATACAAAGCTCGAACGCCCTCGGGCTTAGTCGCCTGAACGTGTCGAGCGGCATCCCGAGGGCGGTCAAAGCGTATGCTTGCAGTCGCAAGATGTCTATTTTTTTACCGTCGTCTTTTTTTTTGACCCTTTGGCATTCTCGGCGTTGACGGCCTCGCCCCAGCGCTGTATGTCCTCGGGCGTCACGCGCAGGGCAAATGTGCGGAAGTCCATATCAAAGGCGCGTCCGTCAGCCTCGGCCGTGGCGCGTACTTGGTAGTACAGCATACGGCACGCATCCGGCAGCCCCGTAATCTCGTAGGCCTCCTTGCCCGTGGCCTCGCGAAAGTCCACAAGCGCGGCCATGGTCTGACGCACGGGGTACTCGACCCCGTCTATCTTAATGGTCGTCTCCATTGCTTACCCCGCCGCGTTAGTTGTCAGACCTGTGCCGTCAAAGGTCACCGCGCCGGTGTTCTCAAGGTCGAGGCTGTAGGTCACATCATCATTGGCGGGCATGGTATGGTCGCACTTGGTGATGACGAAGCTACCCGACAGATAGGGCTTGGTGTCATTGGCACGCTCGAAGCATTTCACCGTCACGGGCGTTGCGGCAGCGGCCAACGCCATCAGTGCGGCCAAGCCGTTCTCCTCCTCGCCGTAGTAGTGCAGCCCCTCGCACGAAATAGACACGGACATCCCGGTAATACCTTTCTCCTTGAATAGCGCCGTAGTCAGTGCGTCAACCTTTGGCGGCTTGACGGCGCGGTCTTTGGTCTCGGCGGAAATGCTCACGTTGTGTGTCGTGCAGTGGCCTATAGCCTTTTCGCCTATTATCAGCAGCATGTCGCTACCATTTACATATCCTGTTTTTGTTGACATAATTATTTATGTGTTAATTTGTTAATATTCTGTACGTTAATGCAAAGTAGTACGCATCGCCGTCGTATCCGTCCGATGCGTTCTCTAACTGTATACCGCGGATGGTCATCCCCTCAAATTCGGCGTCCTCAAATCTCTGTGACAGCATATCGTTGGCTACCTCGGCCACTTCCAGCGCCTCGTCATATCCTGAGCCGTAGCATGTCAGTACTACCGTGACGCTGCGCGGTCCGGGCAGGGTCTTGTCTGCGCGTGTAGTCACGCCCGCCAACGAATACACCACATAGGGCAGTTGCAGCTGTACGCCGTTGGCACTCGGCATCGCCACTACCGGATAAGCCGGAAGGCCGCGGTCTAACAGAAAGTTGTATATCGCGATGCCTACGGACAGCCCTGTACGCGGAAATGGTACGCTTCTATCAGTCTTATATCCAGCCATTTTTCTTCAATTGCTTTTCGATCTGTTTATCAAACAATTCGCCCAGTCGGCTCTCGACTTCGGACGCCTTGGCTTGCTCGGCTCGCACCAGCGCATTGATAGGCTGACGACTGCCGCGCGATGTCGTCCCGTCTTCCAGCCAGAACAGCGCAGGCTTGAGCTGCCCTCGGCGGTTGAGGTGCATGGCCTTACGCGCACGGTTGGACAGGTAGACGCGCATACCGAGCTTGGTCTTTCCGTAGGGCGCTGCCATCAGAATGTTTTTGGCCAGTGCCGAGGCGTTGTGCACGCCCGATGCACGGACGTTGCACCGTGCCTCGTTGCGCAGTATGCGCCCTCCGGCTCGCAGTGCCCCCTTGAGGGCACGCGCCTTCTGTTGGTCGGTCAGCTGTGCCGCCAGACTGCGCAAGTCGCGCTGTAGCTCTTGGATGGTCTCCTTGTCGCTCATAAGTTTACGCGGTCACATATTACGGTCTTCAGCCCTTTACGTCGGTTGGCGATGACAGCGGTCACCTCCATCAGCGCGCCACTGTCGGTGTCCTCATCCGATACCTCGGTCAGGCGGTCTCCTCGGCGAATGTCATGCAAATAGCGCACGTAGTACTCGGCGTGGATGTCGGCATACATCTCCCCTGCCTCATTGCGTTCTGTGGCGCGCATAGAAGCCCGCTCGGCGCGAATATATGCGAGAGTGGTGTATTTGGCCAGCAACGCCCCGGTCCCCGTAATAGAAGTCTGTGGGCGCTCCCAACGCAGCCGTGTATACATGCGTCCTATCTTCATCTCGGCAGGTCCTTTGGATAGCGGCGGTACGGTGCCAGCATCTGACGCACGCGCACAGGTGTCTGTGACGCCTCGCCATCGCGGTTGTTATAATACAACGAAGTCAGCATCAGCGCGGCCATTACGATGTCGGACGGCACTTCTCCGTACTCCTCGATGATGTCGGCCTCGGTGCGCTGCAGGATGTTGCACACTTCGGCACAGGCCGACCCCATGGCCAACGTCACCAGCGGCGCCTCGGCCGCGGTAGCTTCCGCGCCGAGGTCGTCGATGATGTTGTATCGCTTTACTATGTCGAGATCGAGGAACATTTATCAGGCTTTGAATTTGCCGAGAACAAAGGCATCGGAGCGCAGCGTCTTGGTGCCGAAGTCTACGTGCAAGGTGAATTGCACAACGTCCTTGCGAGCCTCGGTGTAGGGGTCAACAATGAAGCTGAAGTCGCCGAATTGTCCGACCGGTTGGTAGGTGAAATCGCCGATACCGATATAGTCGTCCCCGATAAACTCGGTGGTGAATACGGGGATGCCGGCTATCATATCGTTTTCGCAGATCATGATGCCACTGCCGGTGTCTTTGCTCGTGGCCTCGAGGATGGCCTTGGTGGACTTGGTCATTATCCACGCCATATGCTCACCCTCGACACCGCTCTTGAGCACGGCTGCCTTGAGCTTGTTGATGTCGGCAAAGGTTTTCGTGATCTGTGTCGGGATCTTGCCGATGAACGGACCTACGAGGTTGGTGGCGCCGGTGGCTGCTGTGGTGCTGAACATGGCTTTGTTCACAGCCTTTGCCACGGCCATAGGTAGCAGGTTCTTGACTATGGTCTCGATGATACCGCCGCTTTGGTTGATGGTGCGACGGGTAACACCGCAGGTCACACCGATAGTATCGGGTACGGCCTTGAGCGCCGACAGGGATATTTTCTGCTCGGTCAGCTCCATGTTGTCGCCGCCTATGGTGGCCTCCACCATCGACGCAACAGGCCAAACATACTCGCCGACAAGTCCGGTCATCAGCGGCAGGCCTACCTTGTCAAGTATCAACCCTTCCTGCAGCGGCATAAGCACGTCCTGCAGGTTGATGCGGACGATATTGCCGGCATTCGCCACGTTGATGTCGGTGATCGTAGGCTCGGAGGGGACGGCCGGGGGGTTTTCGCGCACAAGGCGGATGGTAGTGGAGACGCCGCGCTTCACATTCTCGCGAATGGCGCGCTCGGCCTCGGCAAGGCGCTGTGCAGCACTCTGCGCGGGTGTCTGGATCTCGGCAAACTCTTCGCTGCGCAGACGCGCCGAAATGCGGTCTTGCTCGGCTCGCAGCTCATCGACATGCTTCTGCTCATCGGCAGTGTAGCCTCTCTTCTCTTCCTCGAGGGTGTCGGCCATAGCACGGAACTCCTCGGCAATCTCGTTGTAGCGCTTCTGCGCTTCTCTCTTTTCTTTCTGTGTCATAATCGTAATATCTTATTTATTAGATAATTATATTTTTTGGTCATACCCCTCTGTCGACCAGACGGCGCAGCTCGGCCACACACTCGGCGCTCGCTTGTGAGGCCTCACGCGCGGCAGCCTCACGCGCGGCAGCCTCACGCGCGGCGCACTCTGTGTCTGGATAGGCGGGGCGGTCGGTCAGGGTGAAATCGTCTATGTCTTTTATCTTGCGGATGGTGTATATCACGCGGTCGCCGGCGTCCTCGCGCGATACAGCCATGTCATCCGAGTAATCCGTGTAAAAAGCGAAGCTGCAGCCGTCCAAAGCGCCGCTACGCACCAGCTCAAACGCCGTATCGCCGTCGGGCGTGCGCGGGGGCTCAAAGCTGAAATGCACGCCCTTCTCGTCTACGCTGTACTCCAGCGTGCCGACACCCTTCTTGCTCCGCGCCAACAGGCGGTGTCGGTCGTGGTACAGGTTCATGCGGATGTCGCAGCCGTCCAACATTTCCTTGGTCACGGCCTCAGGCGCTATCATCTCGTATACGGGCTTGTAGTTCTCCACATCTATCAGCGCCGAGGGTGTGTCGAACACTATCGCATACCCCTCGATGCGGCGGCTGTCGGCATCCTCGGATGCCCGCAGCTCGCGCGTCATATACTCTCTCTTGGTTCTATTCTTTTCCATTGTTCGCATTATTTTCATTGTTCGCATTATTTTCTTTCACCGGTCTCAGATTGGCACTCACCATCGGCGTGTCGCCGCCGTCTACCGGGTGACGCCCGTCGGCTCGCCGCAATTCGTTGACGGTGGCGACGCCCGCGCCTAACAGCGCGGACATATACTGCGCCTTGCTATCGAGGTCGCACGCGTACAGCTGACTGCGGTCGAAGGCTATGCGGCGCCGTGCGCACTCGCCGCGGCTCAGCAGTTTGCGCTGGAGCTCGTTCTCTATCTTCCGCAGTAGCGGGTTCAGCGTGTTGCTCAAAAACGCCACATTGGCCATCTCGGCGCTCTTGTAGTTGCTCGAAGTCTCGTCCATCACGTAGGACGGGTGTACTCCGAAAAAGCGACAGATGTCACGTAACGCCCATTGACGATTTTGCACGAATTGGGCGTCCTGCGCGGTCATCTGCACTCCGTGGAACTCGGCATTGCCGTACAGCACGTTGAGGTAATCGCCGTGGCGCATATTGTAGCGCAACGCGCCGGCCAGACGGTCAAGCTCCTCATCCTGCACTTCTCCGTACCCTTCAACCGTACGAGGATTGGTAATAAAACCGGTGGGCATACAGCCGTTGGCGAAACGCCGCAGCATCTCGCGGTCGGCAGTGGCCACTGTCCGCAACGCGGTATTGGCGGCGACTATCAGCCCCACACCCACAGGCGTCCCGTCATAGCTCGGACAGCTCAGACGCACGATGTCGCCCTCGGCATATCTCCCCGACAGCCCTTGTGCAAGGTCTGTCACGGTGTACGTCTCGCTGTAGCGGTCATATACTACGGACGCATCGGCACCGACCAGACGTAGCTCCATCAGCGCGTACGGCGCACTCTCGAAGTAGCGCGGTATGATGTAGGCATTGCCGAGCAGCAGCATTTGCTGCACGGCGCGCGCCCAAAGTTCTACTGCGCTGTCGCGGTCGTTGGGCTGCACCGACAGCAGATACTGGAGGTTGTTGGCATCGCCTTCGGGCACTGCGGCAAATACGCCGTCCGCCCCACACGCCAGCAGGCGCAACGGCAGCGACGACACCGCACCGCTTATCAACTGGACACAGCGGTTGACTACCGCGATACCCATAGCGTCCGCAACGCTGTTGACCGGCACATCGTGCGCAGTCTCCGTCATCAGCAGGCTGCGGTCAATAGTCACCTCGCGCCGCATACGCCGTGTGCGCCGACTATTTCCATATTGGAAATACTTGCCCACGACATGACGCAGCCCGCCAAACACGCCGCCCGTCTCTCGTATATTGTTCTTGCTTCTTTCGGTCATATATCCGGGGCGCTACACATGCCCCTCTACATAGCCGACCGTTAAGCGAAAAGTGACGGCACTTTTTGCCCTATTTCGCCGCTTTTAGGAAAAGTTTAACAAAGTTTAACTATTACAATTTTGCTATATAGCGAATTTGTCATACCTTTGCCTATGTAAAACTAAGACATAATAAATATGACATGGAATGAATTAGAAAAAATCGCAAAGGAACACGGGTTCGTGTTCGTCCGCCACGGAAGCCGACACGACGAATACAAAAACCCAAAAACAGGAAAGAAAATCCAGATCGAAAGGCACTGGTCTCAGGAAGTTCGAAAGGGGCTGCTGAAATGCCTGAAAAAGCAAATAGGCTTCTAACTCACCGAGGGGGCGGCGACCCCGCCCCCTCTTTTCACTCATAGAAAATACACACATATGAAAGTACGCATCGAAAAACAATCCGACGGCACATATATTGCCTATAACACGGACGGCGAAATGGTGACGCTAATAGGCACGGGCGACACCGTGACCGAAGCAAAAGCCGACTTTTACAATAGTATCAAAGAAATACGCGCCGGCTACATCGAAGACGGAGACGAAATCCCCGCCGAACTTGATAGCAAAGTCGAGTTCAATTTTGATATATCCTCGCTTTTCGAGTATTACAACGTGTTCAACATCTCCGCTTTAGGGCGTTACCTCGGTATTAACCCCGGGCTTATGCGCCAGTACAAAAAAGGCGAAACGTCAATTTCGGACGCCCAAATAAAACGCATCGAAGACGGTATCCACAAATTAGCAAAAGACTTGGCTAATCTTTCGCTGTCTTAGTTTTACACCCTCCACACAGCCACTGCGCCCCGGACATCACCACACGATGCCCGGGGCGCTTTATTCTACCGCCGCGCGTCCAGAAACAGACGCAGCGACATCAGCATCGTGATCACTCCATCGATCTTCTGGTACTCGCTACGCTTGACAGGCTTAGTATTGCCCATCATATCGGTGTCGAGTACGGCATTGGCGAAGCACCACCGAGTTATCGGATTGTCGTCCACCGTCACATGCCCGGTATATATCGCGTGTTCCATGGCGGACACAGGCGCCGTGAAATTGGCGTTATTCTGCTTGACGGGGCGGACTATCCCCTCGCCTCCGCTATTGCGAAGCATATTGACTACCTCAAGGCTGTCGTAGGCGTCATAACCTATAGCGCGTATGCGCACGCACGTTGCGAGGTAGTTTATATAGTCGACGATACCGCGGTAGTCGATGACGGGGCCGCGCATCAGGCGCAGATACCCCTGCGTGGCCCATGCACGATACTGGCGCTCGTTGGGATGCCCGGCCAGTGCTCCCTCGGGGAAGAAATACGCGGTATGGAAGCGGTAGCCCTTGGCCGTAGGGTCGTAGATGCCGGCGGTCACGGCGCTGAAGTCGTTGCGCACGCTCAGGTCTATGGCCACCATCGCATCGAGCTTCTTGCCGGTCGGGGGCGTCAGGTCTACAGACTGCATCGCCTCGGCGATGGCCTCGTCGCCTATCCATGCACGCCTGTCTGAAACGGCGAAGGTGTTGAGCAGCTTTGTCCGAAATGCTAACATCGCCTCGGCGCCGTTGCGCTTGGCTGCGGCGTACTCGTTGCGGTAAAAGTCCTCGGAGACGGTAATGCCCATGTGCGGCTGCACCTTTCGCCACGTGCGCACATCGTCCTCGGCATCATCGGCGTCTGGCTCGAACAAATGCGCAAAGACGCCGGGGTCGTCCTCGGCATCTCCTAACAGCATCGCTTTATAGCCTTTCAGCATCGCGGCGAAAGGGCCGTCGATGACATCGGATGCTGTCGTTATAATCACCGTCAGCGGCTCACGCCGTATGCCCATGGACGTTGTCAGCACCGACAGAAGCGTATTGTCGCGCGCCTGACTAAATTCGTCCATAATCACGGTAGACGCACTCAGGCCATCCTTGGTACGCGCATTGGCCGTCAGGCACTGCGCTATGGCCGTGCGGTCTCTCCGCAGGCTCTTGATGGCTTGCTCGTTGACTACATATCGACGTCCGTGCGGATCTAAGCGCCTAACGATGCCGCGCAGCACATCGAAGCATTTTTTTGCTTGGTCGGCACTATTGGCACCGGTGTATGCTTCGGCGTTGGCGTCACCGTACAGCAGGTCGTAGGCGGCTATGGCAGCCGTGCTCGTGGTCTTGCTGTATTTGCGCGGGACGAACAGGCACGCCTCGCGCGTGACCCTGCGCCCGCCTTCGCGGAAACCGTATATCGCCGCAAATTGAAAGTACTGCACGGGGGTCAGCCGATAGCGTGTCGGCCCTGCCTTGCCCGGGAAATACAGGCTCTCATAGAACCGCGCGAAGCGCCGCACCGCCCCCACATCTATCCCATACCGCCTACAGTGCCCGAGGAAGCGCAGCACCGCCAGCACATCCCACAGACAATGCCCATCGGGGTCCGCCTGCACATCCGACACGTATTGCTCCAACCGCCCATCAACAGCCGCAAGACGGTAACGGCTGACGTCCTCTCTCGCCAGTCGCTCTACCGCCGCAGTCTTGGCCTGCCGCTGTCGGTCTCGGTCGGTCTCGGTCATATCACTTAGGCCGTATCACCGCGCTGTTTTTTTCTTCTTTAAGCTCGCGGGTCAAATCGATCAGCGGATCGCTCTCGACCTCGCTCATCAGCGCGTCCATCGTCAGTCCGAGGTTTTTCGCCTGCTGCGTAATGCTCGCCTCGGCTATCTGACGCGCCTTGATGGCCGGGTGTATCACCGTGCGCTTACCTTCCTTGGTCGCGTTGGTAATAGTCGCACCCTCCAACTTGTCGCACTCGGCATTGGCCAGCGTCAGCGTGTGCATTGCCGAAGCCAGCGCGGCTATTTGATACTGCATGCCGGGGGCATAGCGACCGGCTCGCCGCAGACACTCCGTTATCGCATCTTGTATATTCTTCGTTGTTCTCATATCGTTCTTATCGTTCCCATTCCCCTATTTTCAAAATCACCTCGCGCATAAAAAAAAGAGGGGGGTGAGGTTAATCAAGGCCACCCTCAATAAAAAAAACACCCCCCCCCTTATGGTTCTGCATCCTCGCCGAACATCTCGGCGTAGAACGCCTTGAGCTGCTCGCGCTCACGTTCCTTGCGCTGCTCGTAGTCATACTTGCCCAGTTGCCTGTGCGCGGCTACATGGCAGCGGTGGCACAGCGCCACAAGGTTACTCGGTGCGAACATCAGTGCCTCCTTGGCTACCACCGTCGGCACACTATCCACAGGCGTTATATGGTGCACCTCGGACGCTGCTCGTACTCGCCCGGCTCGCTCGCACTCCTGACATAGCGGATGCTTTTGCAGCACATACGCTCGCAACGCTCGCCACCGTGGGCTCACTATCATACGACGATATACGCCGCTTCGTGTCTCAATCCTCTTTTTCATTTCTGCTTCTTCTCCTCTGCTTGGTCGGTAATGTATTGTTTGGCGTTGGCTCGGCATCGGCATAGGCCGCGAAGCTCCGCGCGATCTCGGCCTCTATGGTATCACCGGGTAACGCGCTCGATCGGTCGAGCATACCAAGGACCACGCGCACCGCCGCGACCGTGAAGACGTTGGCGCTGCGCATACCTACTCGCCTTGTCGCCACGCGTATCTGCGCGTGGGTCTCGGCATCTACCCGCATGGTCATCTTGATGGTGTCGCGATCCTTGGTCATCCTAACAATCTGTATGCAAAGATAGTAATTATTAATCAATATCTGACATCATTTTCAGCGCATCCAGCATCGCGCGCTGCGTCTCGTCCTTGCGCGCGATGGCGGCCACAGCCCGCTCGTCTACGGTACCGCGTGCCACCAAGCGGTACACATGCACCGTCTGCCTTTGCCCCTGCCGATGTAGTCGGGCATTGGCCTGCAGGTATTGCTCCAAGTCCCAGCCGAGCGATGTCCAGACAATGTAATGGCCGCCTGCCTGCATGTTCAGTCCGTAGGCCACCGAGGCCGGATGCGCCAGTAGTACGTCCACATCTCCGGCATTCCACGCCACCACATCGGCATCGCCATCACACCGCCGCACGCGGTACTGCCGAGCCAAAGCCGCCTCTATCATCTCGACTTCGAAGCGGTAGCGGTAGAACACCAGCACAGGCGACTGCGCGGCCTCCACTATCTCGGCCAGCGCCTCAACCTTAGCCATGTGCAGGTGCTGCACTCCTCCGCCATCGGTGTATATCGCTCCGGCTGCGTACTGCCCGAGCTTGCCCATGAGCACGGCGACACTAGCGGCGGTCACTTCACCAGCCAACGTCTCTGCCACGCGGTCGCGCTCGAAGGAGCGGTAGCCCTTGTATGTCTTGGCATCGAGCGGCACCTCCACATCATGTTCTATCATCTCGGGCAATGTCAGGTAGTCGGCGGCACTCATGGTCAGCACCTCGGGCGCTATGGCCGTACGGATGACATCGGCAGCCCCGGCCTTGGGCGTGACCTTGATAGGGATGTACCCGACACGAACGATGTTGAAGTACTGCTCGCGGTAGCGTGTCAGGCTTTTGCCGAGGGTAGCGCCTCCGTCGATGCAGTACATCTGCGCCCACAAGTCCACGAGTGTATTCGGCGCGGGCGTGCCGGTCAGACCGACGATACGCCCGAAGCAGCCGCGCACTTTGCGAAAGGCCTTGAAGCGCACACTCCGTGCGTTCTTGAAGCTCGTCAGCTCGTCTATCACGCACATATCGTACGGTAGTCGTCCGTTGTAGTAGCCGACCAACCACACGAAGTTGTCGCGCGAGGTGACATAGACGTCTGCGGAGCTCTCTGCCGCGCGTTCGCGCTGTCGGGCGGTGCCGACTACCACCGACACGCGCAGGCTCGTCAGATGCCGCCATTTGGCGGCTTCCTGCGCCCATGTGCTTTGCGCTACTCGCAGCGGCGCCACAACCAGCACGCGCTCGACTTCGGCAGCGTCGATCAGCCGACGTATAGCCGTCAGCGTAATCACGCTTTTTCCAAGTCCCATGTCAAGAAATAGCGCGCAGTACGGCGTATCCTCGACATACCGTATCGCGCGCCTTTGGTATTCGTGCGGCTTAAAGTCCTGCGGCATATCTCTCTAATCTGAGTATGTAGTCGTCCACTGCTGCGCGGCTGTCGCACACATTGACGATATGACCCATCGCCGTCAGCTGCTCATAGCGCCGTTGCTGTATCGGCCGCATCTGCCGTCCGGCGCTCTTGAGCTCGCACCATGCGGTCAGTCCGCCGTCCATCACTATCAGTCGGTCGGGATAGCCGGCCTCCGTCATATTGGAGTATTTCAAGCACAGCCAGCCGCGCTTCTCGCATTCGCCCACGAGGTACCGCTCTATCGACTTCTCGCTCATCTCGGCATGCCGCACCAGCGCGTCAACCTCTTTGTCAATCGCCGAATTATTCGAAGTTTTTGTATCGTTCATTTCTTTTCTACTCATTTTCAGTCTGTTATGTTAATAGGTAAACCATTTGGTGAACCCTACGCGCGCACGCGCGTATGCGTATATATGCCTACGTTTTTTATATATACGTATATGCCTATTTATATATACTCCTATATATTTGTTTGTATACTTTTTTGGTTCACTTGGTTCACGTTGGTTTACATCATTGATATATAATGCTTTAAGCGTGAACCAAAGCGTGAACCAAACGTGAACTGTGAACCAAATTTCAACCTCGCGGCTCATTTTTCGCTCGTTTTTTCGTCCGGACGCTTATATGACTTTTGCCATCCATACGCCTTTTCAGCGTGCCGCGAGTTTGTCGGCCCCTCCCATTCAAGGTCGCGAAGCCACCGCGAGACGTCTCGCGCACGCCACTTGTAGTTCGGATCGTTGACAGACATACCCAGCTTCTCCCACAGAAATTCTTTCGGCGCCACGCGCTGACGCACCACTGACCCGATAGCCCTGAGCGGACTATCCTCGGTATACCAGCTGCGCCGCTGCACTGCTCCCCACGTCTCCCACGTGCGCGGCACGGGTTCATCCAACCACTCTAAAAACGCAGTCTTGATGGGGTCGTCGGCTTCATCGTTGTACGCCTCTTGTCGGGTCTTGGCCTGCGCTGCCAACTCGTCATCCAGCATCAGCTCTTCGCCCTGCCGATAGCGATACACGGCTTCCGCCCATATCTGGTCGCGGTCGCGTTTGAGGTCGCGCCGGAAGTACCGATGTGTGCGCAGCTCGGGCTTCACGGCCACCACCCAGAAGCGGCGGTCGCCGGTCTTGCTCTTGAGGAAATATTCTTCGTTGGTCGTACCGCCAAAGACGCACTGCCGTGGATAGCGCACGACCCTCTGGCCGTAGGCACGACGGTAGGCGTCGCACTGTCGCGACAGGAAGCTCTTGATGCTCTCGACTTCCGAACGCTTCAGCGCCGTAATCTCGGGCAACTCGAACACCCAGCCGCCGGACAGCTGCTCCATGGCTTCCTTGCCGTCCATCGTCGTCAGGCTGTCGTTGTACCAGTCGCCGCCCATGGTGGCGAACAGCGTGGACTTGCCGCAGCCCTCGGGCCCGACTAATATAAGGCAGTAGTCGTACTTCACCCCCGGCTCGTAGATACGCGCAACTGCCGCGGTGAAATGCTTTCGGGTCATGGCTCGCGTCAACGCGTCATCCTCGGCGCCGAGGTAGTCGATGACCAAGCGGTCCAGTCGTTCCTCGCCGTCCCATGTCAGACCCTCGAGGTAGTCCTTGACGGGGTGACGATGGTGAGACGTCATCACGGCCACCAGCGCATCTTCGATGCGCCCTTTCCCTTCGATGCCGTAGCGCTTTTCGAGGTATACGCGCAGATTGGCGCTGTCATCGTCTTTCCAGCTGACGGCATCTTCGCGCCACGGCAGTCCGCCAACGACTACATCGTAGCCGCTGAAATCGTCGTGCCACAGCCGCCCGGCCAGTCCTTCGTCATGCTCGATTATCAGTACGCAATTGCTGAGTGTGGGCTTGATGCCGCCGCCTTTGCCGTACTCCAACGCGTCGCGCCAATCGTCAGTCTTTTTTACCTCCGTGCTCATTTCGCTTTCGTCTACCATGCCGTCGAAGTCGGCTGCCAGTGTCCGCCGCATCTCGTCTTTCACTCGCCCGTCTTTGAGCGCCAACTCTTCCATTTGTCTTTGGCTCTCGGCCTCACCGCCGCTGCAGCGGTGCAGGCGCACGATGTCCCATGCGTTGAGGATGCGCCCGCCTGCAGGGTCGCTCTGATGATGGCTGTAGGCGTACTTGCCGTCATAGGTCACCAGTCCTCCGGAAGTCGTTCCCCCGGCATAGGTATATCGCCCGGGGGCGTGGTCGCAAGGGGTGTATATGCCGCCGAGGTACGCCCCGATCGCGTCGTCTATCGTGTAGGCACGACAGAATGCGCCTATCACACCGGGCTTCTCGGTAGGCTCTTGCACCACATTATTCCCATTGCTCCCATTATTCCCATAGGTCTCATAGCCGCAACCCTCGATCACGGCCACGCCTTCGCCCTCCTGCCTTTTGTACACGAAGTCGGCGTCGAAGCTGCAGGACGGCCAGAACATCATACGTGCAGGCTCAAAGGTAGTGCTGTCGAACATCTCCACGCCGACCTGCTCTGCGATATGTCGCGCCGTAGCCTCGTATTCGCTCGGCATCATCGGCCGTGCGGTGCGTACCACGAGGCGCACACGCGGCCTCTCAGCCGTGTGCGAGTGTGTGGAGTACAAATATGCGTCCGCACCCTCAAAGGCGCGGCAGAAGCGTTCCCAGACGTCCTCCGTAGCCTCGTCCGCATCCAGCGTCACGATGCTGCGCGACAGCACGCTGCGGTTGTTGCGCTTTCCGTTGAGCAACACGCCGCCGACAAAACCACCGACATCCTTGGCCTTCAGGCGCTCGTCTTTGGACATTTCGGCGTACTCCTCCATGGTCTCATTCGTAATCAGCGGAGTACTGCACCGCTTGGCCAGTGCGGCGAAGGATATGTTTTTATTGTCCCATTTAGCCGCTCGGCAGCTGCCGCCGATGGCTATGGCTACCATATCATTGCCCATGGTCATCCTCCTCTTTCCAGCTGAAAGTTACGCGGCTCACCGGACCCTGCACTGTCACCTCTACGCACGGAGAATGCGCCGTACGCGCGTGGTCGTACTCGTTCAGCCGCAAGGTATCTTCCGTACGCCGACACGCATTCGCTGTCAGCATATCGCCGCTCGACACCTGTCGCATGCCTACGCCCCACCGCAACGCGTCCAACAGCGGCCACGGCTCCAGCGCCTCGAGCATACGCGCGTAGCGACTGTTATTTCTGATTGTAAATCGCAATGTCATCTCAGTATCGTTTTATTTGATTGAAAAAAAGTCGGGCTTAAGGTCCTTAAAGGCTCTAAAGACCCTAAAAACCTTAAGCCCTTACAAATACCCCTTATAGGTCGTCGTCATCGTCCGCGCCGCCGAAGATATCGAAGTCGCGGCTGCCGTCCGTACTTCCGCCGAATGGTTCGTCATCGCGCACCTTCTGCACGGAGTTGAGCGCTACGCCGATACCTTTATTGCCGCTGACATCATAGGCGAAGAAGGACACGGAGACATTGGCCCACACTCCGCTGTACATGCTCTCGGGGTCGGTCAGCGGCTCGCAGTCGCGGTCTACGACCGCCACGCGGCGGCTGCTCTTGGCGTTGAAGTACATGACATCGGTGTACTCGTCACCGGCGCCTTCTTTTTCGTTGCCGTCACGCAGTGGGGTGGCGAGGCGCTTGGGGCGCACTCCGCGCCACTTGGTCGACACGGCTTCGGCAGTCACGGCCTCGATGGCTTCTTCTATCGCTTTCAACGCGGCCTTTTCCTTCATCGGGATCAGAACGCTGCACATGTACTTGGCGCTTTCTTTGTCTTCTCCCTCGAAGGCGTACTTTTCGAACAGATGTACATAACTCAGGCGTACCGGCCCGAAGACCACTTTGCCGCCTATTCTTTTAAGATTTTTCATTTCGTAATTGCGTTATTTGGTTGATTATTATTGGACTTTTTTTGGCCATTAGTCGGCAATCTTCTTGAAGTCCGACATTTCGGGCTTGGCTGTATCGGGCATCAGCTTCGCTTTGCCCTCGGGCTTGTCGACGAGGTCGGCGCAAAGTGTCGCGAACTTCTTACGCCCGACTATCTTCTCTAACTCTGTCAGGCTCACCAGCTCTTCGGGCTTGACGATGTCGCTGTCATCATACCCTGCCGCGGCAAGGCGCTTGTGCACCTCGGCGGGGTCGGTAATGCGGCGCATGCTTCGCCCATGGCCTACGTGCCACCCGGGTATCACCGCGCCGCCGAGGGCGCGTTCTAATGCGTAGTCCTCTACCGCCGACAGCCATGCACGCATCTGCGGTATCAGCGGCAGCACATTTCGCCCTAAGTCTTCATCGCTTATCAGGCGCACATCGGGCATGCCGGTGGCGGTAGCCCGCACCTGCAGTGCTTTGCAGCAGCCTCGCGCCCGACAGAAGCGACACCATTCGCCGGAACGGCACTCGGCTCCGTCTTTAAGCGCCGCTACCGCCGCAGGCCGCGCGGTGCCAAGCACCCAGTATCGTATCTCACCGGCTGTCGTACGCCAGTGTCCGATGCCGGCGCTGACACGCGGCTGTACGATATGCAGCACCACCGCGGTGTCATCGGCCACACCGCGCAGCACTCCGTAGGCATACAGCATCAGTTGGGCGTTTAGCTCGGCAGGCACACGCACACCTTGGCCGTACTTATAATCGATGATATGCACTACCGCGCCCTCGATGTCTGTTCCCTTGAGGATGCAGTCGGCCGTGCCGAAGCACCCAGGCGCAACAGTAGATAGGTCCACACGTTGCTCGATGTCCACAGACACCGCGCCGTACTGCTTCATCCCGTCATACATTCCGCCGATATATGCCGCATACATATCTGCACATTCTTCCATTTCTCCGGTGACTTCGCCTGCGGCATACGCCACTGTCAGCACCGTATCACGCTCGCCGCCATCGAGGCCCAGACGCGCACACACACGCTCGGCAGCCAACGCATGCGCTACCGTGCCCTCATGCGCCGCAGCGCTGCTGCCGTCATCTCCCGTGGCCTCGGCTATAGCCTGCTCCAACAGCGCACTGCCGGGGCAATTCAGCCACTTCTCGGCGCCACTCGGCGATAGCACCGAGTGCGCCCTTGTCGTCATCTCATTCATTGTTTCCATTGTTCTTATTCTTATTACTTTCAAAATGGCACCTCCTGCCCGTTGGTTAGTTTGCCTCGTTCATCCTTGCAGATCTTGGCCAGATCATCGATGAACGCCTGTCGCTCGTCCTCGGCCAGTTGGCTCGGCTTGGGCGCACCGTGCAGGGTCGCGGTCGTCTTGAACATCGACACCAGCGTCCGATGATAGAACTTGTAGCTGTCGCTTTCGGGGTCGTCCCAGCCGTCGCCGATGATACGCTTGCGCGTCTCCACCATAGCCTGACGTACATCCTCCGCCGTAGGCGCTTGCACAGCTGTGTCCGCGCCCTTGTTGGGAGCTGCCTTTGCAGTCTCCGCCTCCGGCTCTACGTTGATTTTAGGCGTCTCCACCGCCTGTGTCGGCGTGGCAGTCACCGCGGTGACCTCCGCCGCCTTTGGCGGTGTCATGCCCGCCAGCAGACGCTCAACCAGCGCTACTACGCGCTCGCTCACGTCCACTTTCACATTGATTGTCATTTCCATAAATTGATATGTTTAGATTGTTAGTATTGCGTGGATGTCCCCCTGCCGTGCTCATTCGACATTCGACATTCCACTTTTATTTTGTGTCCCTCGGCGCGGAGTTGAACCGCGTAGCGTTGTTTCCTAAGGGTCGTAGGTAATGCCCGGCAAAATCCTATGCGCGGCGTTCCGCAATCGCGCATTCTTCCGAGGGGTAGCGAGGCGGCGGCTTTTCGGGAAAACCCTTGAAAGTAGACAAATCAGTACGATGCCGCCGCCTCTGACGCTTCGGGGTGCGGCCTCGCGGCCTGTCCCTCGGGGGCTGCCTCTGCAGCGCGCCTCGCCCCTGCATTTTACACTTAATTAGCACTGTTATGGAAAAGCTAATGCTATTTCTTTTTCGACCTGCGGACGTCTCCTGCGCTCATGTCTCCCGATATCCTACATTCGACATTCCGCATTATTCTTCGTGCCTCGTGCCCGTGCT